GAAGTTATCTTGCAACAATTTCATCAGAAAGAGGCGCTGAATGAGTATTTTCACAAGAGGTATCAAGTCATTTACAGTTGGCCGATACCCACAGTTCAACAATTATGTTTCCCCACTGAGCCAATTATACGGCCAGACATCAATGACCAGCGCTGCTGGCGAGCGCATTGATGAATGGACTGCTCTTGGAGTTTCATCAGTTCTTAGCGCCGTTTCATTGTTAGCAGATTCAGTTGCTTCAATGCCGATGCGTTGTTATCAAATAGACAAAGATGGCAAGCGCATCATGCGCCCATTGCCGGATGTATTAGCGAATCCCGATCCTGAATCCAACACCTATGAACTCATTCATCAAGTCGTGGCTTCGCTTGCTCTTCATGGAAATGCTTATGTAAAGATTGACCGAGATCGCAGTGGAAATATGATCGGTCTTGTCCCCCTTCATCCTTACCAAATGCAGGTTATGCCGACTGGCGATCAAATTGGCCGTAGGTATTTGCATCTTGGAAATGATATTTCTCGCGAGGATATGCTTCACTTGCGTTGGTTTACCCCGCCACAATCTTTGGTTGGAATTTCCCCGCTCAATCAAGCTCGCAACCTTGTCGGATTATCTATTGCAATGGATCGTCACTTGTCGCAATTCTATGGCGAAGGGGCAACCCCATCGAGTGTTCTTGAAACCGATCAGAAGTTGACACTTGACCAGGCTCGAATCATTCAAGGAACTTGGGAAGCAACTCATCGCCGTCATCGCCGACCAGCAGTTCTTTCTGATGGTTTGAAATGGCGACCAATTACAACTTCGGCTGCTGATAATGAAATGATTGCAACTCGCGAGCAATTGATTCGCGACATCGCTCGCATCTTCCGCATTCCGTCACACTTGATTGGCGCTTCAGGAAATTCACAAACTTATCAGAATGTTGAACAAGCATCTTTGAACTTCTTGACTCACACAATTCATCCTTGGCTTCGCCGAATTGAAATTGCATTCTCACAAATTCTTGATGCCGGCGATGATGTTGCCTTTGATACTTCAACATTGCTTCGAGTTGATGCGCTTACTCGCGCCAATGTCAACTTGATAAATGTAAAAATGGGCGCTCGCACTCCAAATGAAGTTCGTCAAATCGAAGGAATGGAACCTTACGAGGGCGGCGATGAATTCAATCAAGTCATTACCGGATCAATTGTTGCCGGAGGGGCGGTCGCGCCTTCTCTTGGAACCGATGCTGACCCATCCGCTCCTGTGATGGGAGTTCTTGAATAAATGGCTGAGACATATCGCCCACCAAAAGGCGTTCAAGATGAAGCAAAGAAGGCTTTAGGTTGGATTGCTGATGGTCATGCTGGATCAGGGTTTACTGCCGTTGGCAAAAAAAGAGCTAGTGACTTGGCAAATGGTCAGGCACTAAGCGCTCAAACAATTTTGAGAATGTATTCATTCTTCAAAAGACATGAAGTTGACAAAAAAGCAGAGGGTTTTAGTTCTGGAGAAGATGGTTTTCCATCGCCAGGAAGAGTTGCTTGGTCAGCTTGGGGCGGCGATGCAGGATTTTCTTGGGCAACAAAAATTAGAAATTCAATTTCAAAAAGTGCAAGAGCGCTTTCCCTAATGGCCGAGGAGAATGATATGGCTGACATGAATCAAGTTTCAGACCTGAATGAGGAACTGACCGAACTGCTTGCAGATGTTGTCAGCTTCTATTTCCGCGCTCATGGCGCTCATTGGAATGTGAAGGGCGCTGATTTCAGCGAATATCACAAACTTTTCTTGAAAATTTATGAAGATGTTTATGAATCAATTGACCAAATCGCCGAAAACCTTCGTAAATTAGGTTCAATTGCTCCCTTTACATTGACTTCATTCTTGACACTTCGCTCAATTGATGATGCCACAACGACCCTACAAGACCCAATTGCTTTGGCAAATGATCTTTTAGTTGCCAATGACATGATAATTGACGAGCTTTCAGATGCTTTTGATTGCGCTACAAACTACAATCAACAAGGCGTTGCCAACTTTCTTGCCGGTCGAATTGATTCTCATCAGTTCTGGAAGTGGCAATTGACCGCTTCTCTTGGTCAAGAAGTCACTCAACCTGCCGTTGACCCAGTTGATGCTCAGGGAATTGATGCAGATGATGTTGAAGAAGATGAAATGGGCAATATGCCAATGGATATGGTTTATGGTCGTTCCGCAATTGGCGCAGTTGGACTTCATTTTGCACCAAGAGACACTTCATGGGATGCCGCAGCCGCTAACAAGCGAATTCAAGACTGGGCTGGCGGTAAAGAGAACATGGATTGGGCAAAGTATGCAAATGCTTTCTTCTATGTTGATTCTGCCGATAAAGAAAAACTTGGTTCTTACAAATTACAATTTGCCGACCTAATTGATGGCAAATTGCTTGCAATTCCAAAAGCAATCTTTGCGGTTGCTGGAGTTTTGAACGGCGCAAGAGGAGGAGTTGATATTCCTGCTGCCGATATTGCTTCAATCAAGGGCAAAGTTTCAACTTATTACTCACAAATGGCCAAGGCTTTTGAAGATGATTCGATCAAAGCACCATTTGAAGGTCGATCTTCCGAAACTCGAATTGGAAAAGGTTCGTTTGTTTCTTGGAATTCATCAGGAGGAACGGCTAAAGGAAAGATTGAAAGCATAATTACATCAGGAACGGCTGTTTCATCCGATGGTTACAAGATGGATGCCAGTTCAGATAAGCCTGTTTTCAAAATTAGAATTTACAAAGAAGGAAAAGATGGTTGGGCAGCAACAGATACCACTGTTCTTCATTTAGAAGATGCTTTGTCCTCAATTGAAGCCTTACGTTCAACCGATAATCAATTGATTGAAGAACGGAAAACTATGATTCGCAACGCCGAGCAAATCACAATGCAAGCCGAAGTTCGTTCGGTTGCTACTGATGACGGCTCAATCAAGGTTGCCGGATACGCCGCCACTTTCAATAATGAGGCAACTGGCCTAACCTTCCGCGAAGTTATTGCGCCAGGAGCGTTCACTCGCACCCTACAAGGCGAGAATCCTATTTTCCTTCTTATCAATCACGATATGGAACAACTTCCACTTGCATCAACTCGCTCTGGCACTTTGAAATTGTCAGAAGATGAGATTGGCCTTCGCATGGAAGCAACACTTGATCCACTAAATCCTCGCGCTGCCGAACTTGCCTCAGCTCTTGGTCGTGGCGATGTTGACAAGATGTCATTTGCATTCACAGTTGCTCCTGGCGGAGATACTCGCGCCGAAGGGCTTCGCACATTGACCGACCTTGATCTTTATGAGATTTCAGTCGTCAATCTTCTGGCTTATGACGACACTTCAGTTGGACTTCGAGCAGAAGCCAAGTCTGATGATCTAAACCTTCGCAAGCGTAAGTTAGCCGCGAAGTTCAAACACTATTCGCTGACCAAGTAGTCAAGCGATTCACCCTCGGCGCACTTCGCCTCGGCGGTTTTCCATTCACTTATCCTGAGAGGAGACTCAATTGTCTCTAGTTTCAAAACTCAAGGAACAACGCGATGGCTTGGCAGCCACAGCAGAAGCAGTTCTTGCTGCTGAAGATGTAACCGCCGAAGCTCTCGATTCTGTTTCTGCAACACATGAAGAAATCGCAGCGCTCGATGAGCGCATTGCAACTGCCGAAAAGGTAGAAGCACGCACAGCAGCAATCGCTGAATCACGCAAGGAAGCAAAGGTCGCTACATTTGGCGGCGCTGTTGTAACTCGCGAAGCAATGACCTATGACCGCGATGGAAAGAACTCTTTCGTTCGCGACATGATCGGCGCTCAACTTCGCAATGATCGTTCCTCATGGGAGCGTTTAGCTCGTCACCAGCAAGAAGTCGCAATTGAAACACGCGACATCTCACGCACCGACGGCGCTGGTGGAGATTTCGTTCCCCCTATCTACTTGATCAACGAATACGCAGAGTTCGCTCGTGCTGCTCGCGTAACTGCTGACCTTGTTACAAACATGGCACTTCCTGCTGGAACTGACAGCATCAATATTCCACAAATCACAACTGGAACACTTGCTGCATTCCAATCTTCTGATAACTCAGCAACAACAACTCGTGACATGATTTCATCAACTGTCACAGCACCAGTTCGCACAATCTCAGGCTATGAGAATGTGTCAATTCAGCTTGTTGAACAATCACCACTTGCTGGCGGTCTTGATCGTCTAGTATTCGGTGACTTGATGGCTGACTACGCCCTACAACTCAACACAGCAGTTGTTGGAACTGGCGATGGAACATCAGGAACTCTCAAGGGTCTTGTAACTCTTGGCGTTGACACAACCAACGGCATTCCTGTCACTTGGACTGAAACAACTCCAACTGCTGTAAACGGCGCAATTGCAATCGCTAAGGCGATTTCAAAGGTTGTCACAAACCGCTTCAAGGCAGCAGAAGCAATCGTAATGCATCCATCGATGTGGTATTGGTTCGCATCTCAGGTTGACGGATCAAACCGCCCACTTGTTGTTCCAGTAACTGGTGCTTCACAAGCGTTCAACGCTGCTGGCACAGTAACAAATCCAGGCGCTCCTGCTGGACTTGTTGGAACAATCCAAGGCGTTCCAGTCTTTATTGATGCAACCATCACAAAGGCTTACGGCGCTGCAACAAATCAATCTCCAATTCTTGTCGGTAAGTTCTCAGATTCTTACCTATTCGAATCAGGCGTAAAGACACGCGTTCTTCCAGATGTCTTGTCAGCAAACCTAACAGTTCGCTTCCAAGTTTACGGATACGCAGCTCTTGCACACCGCTTCAACAAGGCCGTTTCTGCAATTTCAGGAACCGGTACTGTTGCACCTTCAGGATACTAATCCCTGATATAGTCTGAAATGTTGAGCCAGCCTTGGACAGAGTTCCGAGGAATGAACCCCAAGGCTGGCTTCAACACAAATTTGAATCGGGGGATTCTGTGCAATCTATTTTTCTTGAAGGTCTCAAATCTGCTCGCGAGATAGTGCAGAACAAAGGCATTGAACATCTTGACAATCTGATTGAAGAACTTGAAAACACTTCAATCGAGACAACCGCTTTGGCTCCAAAGGTGGAGATCCGATGA